GAAAACTTAGCCCACATCGTCTTCCAAGAACCAGTGGTAGGTGTACCACTGTCGTTTGTACCGGTTACCACCGAACCTAAACCCTCTTGTTGTAAATTCACTACGACGGAGGCAGAGCCTGTTCTGGATTCGACAAAAACCTCTACTACAGCTACATAATACTTTCCAGCAGAAAGTTGAATAGGGTTCTTGTATACGTACACGCTTCCGCTTGTCTGTTCAAATCGTATAGACTTGTCGCCGTATTTCTTTTGTGTCGTGCTTGTTGTTGGGAATGGTGACCCGGCATACGCCCATCTACTTATGTCCTCACAGTTCCCATCCCGCCCAAGCAGATTAACCAACGTCTGCCCCGCGAAATACATATCTAAGAATCGTGTTGTGCGGTCTGCGTTGACGATGCTGACGCCTTGCGGGATGGTTTTTTCGACAGGAGCTGCTGGATCCATCTGCTGATGAGCATCCTCAATCCCCTGCTCCCATCGATTGGCGTCGTTCTCGGTGACCGTCTCCCCATACTGCCAATTCGTTTTTGCATTGAACGTCATTTTACACCTCCATGACCTTGATGGTTTGCTTGATGACCGTATCCGTCGTAATTGGGATAAAGACATTGTTGGAGCTGATCAACTGCCCGGTGGAACTCTTTAGTTCAATCAACGTGACTTCGCTGACTGACCCGGTCGGTACCATGTACTCCATGGTCAGGATGTTCGCCGAAACCTGCTTGATGTCAAAGGATGTAATTTCAAAAGCACCGTTGTTCAAGACGACCTTCGCGATTTTGTCGTCCGTATATTCGGTCAGTTCGACCAAATACCCTTGATCGATCATTTTACCTGCACCTCCTGCCCGCGCACCGCGAACGGCGTTTGGCCGATTTTCCACGTCGTCCCGAGCTGCGTCATGCGGCTAAGCGGTATCTTGTAAATACTTTCGTGCAGCCCAATTTGCGCGCCGAGCGCTGTCGACTGGATATAGACCACGTTGGCGGGCTTAACCGTCTCGACCGTATAGACAACTTCCCGGAAGACGCTGGCGTTTTCGATGTTCGCCGTCACCTTCAGGATGAAGTTTTGCACGTCAACCGACACGATCGTCATCCCCGGGCCGACCAGCGCATCGAGTTGCTGCTGCAGGTATCGGATCGTAAATGGCGGCTTGGTCTGGTAACGGTTGAGAATCCGACGCTTCCGGAAATCGAGCGTCTCGGTAGCTGGATCGGCTTGGATCTCCAGCATGTCCTCTCGACGTTTGACGGCTGCTGAGTTTGATGTCGTGACAAATTGATCGGCTAGCAGCTTGGCGATCGCCTCGGCCAATAGTTGCAGCTCGGCGTCCTCGGTTTCCGCCAGCTCGGTGAAATCCCGAATGTCCTGATAATACTCCGGCCAATAGGAAGCGATCGGTTTAGACATTGATTGTCACCGTCCCAAGTGTAGGAATCTGCTCCTGGCCAAGCGTGATATTCGTCGCCGAGCCGTTCAGGGTTGTTCCGGTCACATCGACAACTCCCGGAACCATTAAGATGGCAGCGTCGATTAGAGCTACCCGGACAATAAGCTGCGCAACATTTGCCCACCCCTGCCGGAGCCCGAGCAGGTAAGCCTCGATCGCATCCTCGATGGGTGTTTGGACTTGGCCAACCATGACGCCAGAATCCAATGTGACCGTCGTAACGACATTAATTGCCACACCCTGCACACCGGCAATCGTCACCTCATGCCCGATGGGAGCTGTGCCGAGCCCTTGCCCGCTGTTGACGGTAGGATCGACGGCGGTTTGCACGTCGCTTACGAGCTGCGTAGTCGGGGCGGACCAGTCGGATGCAATTAGTGTCACCTTGACCGTACCGCCGCCCTGCCAAACGGGAAACACCTTGACCGCCCCTACTCCGGACATGGCGTTGATCTTTTTCTTGTAATCCGAAACATTTCCGCCGAACGCGGGGCGGTTGACCTCTTCATAATACCGCTCGCGAAGCGCGTCGTCGGATTCCTCGTCTTCCCCTGGGACAAGGACATCAGCCAACTCCGCGCGGGATAGCCCGTTGATGTAATCGATCGGCAAAAGCGTGCCGAATTGCTGATTACCGATGACGCCGGCCGTCTCGCACTCGAGCGTAAAATTGCCCGTGCTGATTTTGCTCAACACGATGTAATTTATCGTGGATATACTATAACGGCTGCCGATCGGCACATCCATGAGAGTATTTGCACCGTTATAGAATTGGCCTTTGCGCCTAGCCTTGGTCGCCGGCAGCCGGTTGACGCCGAACTCGGCCGCGCGCCGGGTCAAGTACTCGCCCGTCGCCGTATCTGCAAAGGTCAGTCTGTAATTCATATCCACTTCGACGTACATCAGCGCCAACTCGGCAGCTGCCGGCGCAATCGCGTCGTAAATAACAGATCCTTTTCGCTTATCCACGTCATCAGGCACGCGAGCCAGCATGCGGGTAAGGATCGTTTCATAACTTTGAGATTCGTACATGTCACACCTCCGCTTGGAAACTGCCGAACGTCGAAACTACCGTAAAGGTCGCCGTCATTTCATCGCCGGCCACGCTGATCTGCATGTCCTGGACCGCCGTAATACGGTCGTCCTGCAGCAATGCCTCCCGGATAAAGCGGCCGACCTCCGCGGCGCCCGCTGGCGATCCGCCGACAACGTTCGTTGCTTCACTGCCATAGTTCCCCGCATAAATCAGATGCTCAAATCGTGAAGTCTGCAAGATTTTAAAGACGGCCTGCTTGACGGCTTCCAGTCCGTCCACAGTCCCGACGACTTGCTTCCTGGTCAAATCGATTTTGTAGGTCCGGCTGGGCTGCTGGGCAATGTTTGTCGATCCAACCGAGCCTCCTGACGGAATCATTCGCTAACCCTCCCCACTATCACATACTGCTGTCCACCTTGAGCCCGCAGCAGGATCACTTTGTCGCCGACCTCAAGCCCCCGGCGGATAACGATCTCCTGCGGGCCCAACTCCGTGTTGACCGTGACTTTGTATTCGGTCATATGCTCCGGCACAACCAAAAAAACCTCCGGAAGTGTAAAGCGCTGGTCGACGCTCACTTCGAGAGGTTCTATCTGTGATACGGTGCCGTACGTAACGGCTACCGGGTTGGTCGCTTGGACTGCGCCAATGCTAGCTTGTTTCACCAGATCCAATAAACTCAAAAGGCAGCATCTCCAATCCGGATGTCGACCAGGTCGAGCGTCATTGTATGATCGACACCATCGAATTTGTGCGTACATTCATCGACCATGTAATATTGGTCGATTCCGAGCTCAGCCACATTGACCGATACGAACGAACCGGCTCGTACCCGGGCATCCCCGATCGCCTCGATCCGGAATTTCCTACTCTCCCGGTTCTTTGCCTTAATCAAGTTGTTCAGCGCCTCGTTGATCTGGGCTTCGTTCATCTTTTCATCGGCCACTTGGAAATATTGCAGAAGCCCCCATTTGGCGATGTTGGCGCTGTCCTGGGCGATGAATACTTTCCGATTGCCAGCTTCTTTATTGTCCTGTACGATCTTGACCCGGTTGTACGAGTCATCAATCGATCGTTTCTGCCGGTAATCGTACATGAGGCTGACGTCGCCGATACTGATATCGAGCATCATGTTTTCGATGCTCTTTAAAACCAATTCCCCGAAGTCGTCGTAAAACACGTAATTTCGGTTCGTGGCAATCAGCGTTTGCGTCAGCGCGTTGCAGATCATATCCAACAGCGTAACGTCGTCCTCCGTCTTGGGCGGCAGCACGTATCCGGTATCCTCAAGCGTGCCGACCTTCAAGCCGAAGTCACTTGCTAGACGCTGGATAATCTCGCCGGCCTTGACTCCCACGAAAACCCGCGAATCTTTCGCGGCGAGATACCGGAGCTGATCGTACGCCGTGATTTTGACTTCTTCGCCGCGGCCGCTGTCGATCGTGAAAATATAGCCGTAAAACAAGTTGACGCCGTCCTGGCGAATGCGGACGACGTCTCCCACGTTATACGTAAAGGCTTCTTCTTGATAGATCCCGTTACGGACAAAGGTCAGATCCGTACTTGATGCTTTTCCGATCCGGCTGGACTTGTAGGAGACATTCGAGACAATCCCGGATATGTCCCACATGACGCCGTCTCTATTGTCGATGATGATTTCGAGCATGTCGCACCTCCTACACCGGCGGCAGGCGAATGTCGAGCCCGATCGGTAAGCTTTTCAGCTGCGCATCCGTCAATCCGTTGTATTTTTGGATGTCGCTCCATCGGGTGCTGTCGCCATTGTAAAACTTCATTGCAACATGGATAAGCGTGTCTCCCGCCTGCAGCTTGTACGTCTCCGGCCGGATGCGCTCGTCCGGACGATCCGGCGGCTGCTGGATCAGGACGGTTTCCCCTGCTGTATTCGTCGATACGGTAACGCGCCGGGCTGAGTAGAAGACGTATTCCTTCAGGGACAGGTTATATTCGATGTCGCCCGGGGAGCCGGCGACTTCGCGCCATTCGAATTTTTCGATAGAGGCTGGCATGCTAATGTCCAATATTTTGTTATCTGATGCTTGCATCGAGTATTGCGCATAAGCGCCGGCATAAACAAAACGAATAGGGCGTTTCGTTGCCATCCACTTTCTGATAAACGCAACATATTCCATCGGCTGCAACAAGTTCGACGAAACTACAAAAGGGTAATGCTGTGCTGGGAATATGCTGCTGAAACTTACTTCGCGGAGCTTCGGGTTTTTAATAACATTGATCTCACCCGCCCGAGTCTCTTCTGTGCTTCCGCCCTTGCCTATGATGTCATACGTCTTTCCGTTACCCGATTCCCTGATTTCGATCGTTTCCGGGTTGACTGGTATCCGGAATTTCTCAGCCTTGTTATTAAACGAAAGTTCAATCTCGTAATGATTTCCCTCAGCTTCAGCCATTATCCGAACACCCCCTGTGCGCTGGTCGCGATTTCATTCGTCGTTTTCTCCACGATCTGATGGATCACATCATCCACGTCAACCGTTTCCCGGATATCTCCAGTTGTCACTTGTATGGTAGGCGTCAACGTTACAAAGTTTTGAATCGATCGCATATCAGCCAGCTCGCGCATAACACGAAGATCCTCGTTCGAAATGTCAACCGTGTCCTTGATTTTGCCGAGCTCTCCGACTTTGCCGATATCCGGGATATTGGTAACCTCGGCTTCGATCGACTTTTTGCCCGAGAAGTCGAATAGGTCTCCAATCGCTCCAATTGCGCTTTGCACGCCTTCGGCAGCATAGTGACCCACTTTTTTACCAATATCCTGTCCTTTGTTGAACGCTTCGCCATAATCGATTTGCTCGAATCGCATCAGCTTGACGACATCCTTGTCGCTCTTGAGGTTATCGCGCGCGTCTTCGAGTTTTTTCAGTACCTTGTCCAAACCGCCGGTTATATTGACTTTTAATCCGGGGATTTTATTCAGGATGTCCTCGATCCCTTTGGCCAAGTTCCCCATATACTGGAGCGCATTGATGACAAGATCAAAAAATAGCTTTTTGACCGCGTAGATCGGGTCCTTCCAGACGTTGATGAAGAATTCTGCAACGGACATAATGATATTCCCGAAGTAGGCGAATTTATTGAACAGGAAGCCGAATAGGATGCCGAAGGCTCCCCCGACATATCCTGTAACTTCGGCCGTCGCATCTTCCCACTTATACAAGGCATAAACTAGGAAGCCGATAGCAGCACCGATCAAGAGGATCGGCCAATAGATCGTTAACCAGGCTACTACCTGTGCAATGATGGGCTGGAGCATAAGCCATAATCGGACGATCATCGCGTTGAATTGGGCAATGAGAACCGGTATTTGTGTCAGGGTCCACAAAGCCAGTGCAGCCCCGAATGCAAATAAAAACGGCTGTGCGGAACTCCAAATGTACTGAAAGAGATTGCCGATCCAGATCAAAGCCTCTATGAATCCGTTGGTCACAGCAGCAGCCAAGAAAATTGCATTCGTCAAGCTGTTAATAAAAGCTGTACCTCCTGCAGAATTTAGCAGGCGACTTATTCGCTCAATAACAGGAGCAAACGCTCGGTAGGCTGTATTCTTGACGTTTGTAAAAATATCTCCGAATGTTCTCGGCATTGTTGCATACTTGGCATTTATGTCATTCGCAGCCGAAAAAAGAGCGCCTTTGATGATGTTCGCTGTAATCGTTCCATCTGCGGACATATCCTTCAAATCGCCCTTTGTCTTGCCTGTAAACTTCGCAATCGCGTCGGCCAACATTGGCGCATTTTCCATGATGGAGCGGAATTCATCGCCTTGCAGCTTCCCCGCCGCCATGGCCTGCGTAAGCTGGTACATACCAGCTTCTTGTTCCATCGTCGATGATCCGCTCACCTTGAACGATTTTTGCATCAATTCCGCAAAAGCAATCAGTTCGTTGTTACTGCCAAAAGCATCTCCCGCTAGAAGCCCTAATTTACCGATACTGCTCGCCATTACAGTAAAACTACCCCGCGCCCTTTCCGCAGCTGCGAATATGTTATTCTGCAATTGGTCCGTCGTCTGTGACCCGTCATTAATCAGCTCAATCCGCGCTTTTGTCGAGATATATGTATCGGATGCGGCAATTCCTGCTTGCAAAGCCTGTAGCGACAAGTACGCGGCTGCAATCCCTTTAATATTCTGCAGTAATCCGCCTGCTTCCCGGGCTCCTCCTCGCAACTTGTCGTTCAATTTGTCCTGCAGAGATACAATTTGCTTTTCCAGTTCTTCGATACGCGCCAGCGCAGCCTGAAGCTCTCCGGCGCCCCCAGACGGGATACGCAATTGTCTTGTAAGTCGGACCAGTCGCAAAACAAGGTTATGGATGTTCTGGAATGACGTTTGCAACTTTGCGGGCAATTCTATTTCTATCCGCGCCTTAATTCCCTGAAGCTGGGATTCAATTTGCTTGCGAATCGCGGCGGCTTGACTTACCGTATCGCCCGGGTCGATAACGATCCGAATCACCGATTGACCGAGCTTCTGCTTAATCTGCTCGATTCCCCGCATGATATCTTTGGAGTCGATTATTACCTTCATCGTCTTCGAGCCAAGCGATTTCAGGCGATTCTGCAATTGCTCTGCGACAGATTGCACCTCGACATCTAGCGTAATTCTCACTTCGGTCCGGGTCGTAATGGATTTCAGCTTGGCTTCGACTTGTTTCTGGATGTCGTTCGCGTCGAGATCCAGAACGATTTTACTTTCGATCTGCGTCGTGATCGTCGTCAGCTGCGACTCAACTTGTTTGCGGATTGCTGCAGCTTGATTGACCGTGTCCCCGGGATCGATCGCGATCTGAA